TGGCTTTTGGCATCGATATCGCTACCTTGGTTGGATGGTTAACTGATGTTAGTCAACCACATGATGGCAATCGTGCTGTTCGCAAGGCAATAGACCGTGAGCATACTGCAAGAGCGCCCGCCGAAGCACAGACCATCAAGTTGGCAGATTTGATCAGCAACAGCCGTAGCATCATGGCTCACGATCCTGCTTTCGCCAAGACTTACTTGGAAGAAAAGAGATTGTTGTTGGCTGTGATGACTAAGGGTGATGCAGGATTGCACGCCGAAGCTAGCAGATTCGTAGGTGTATGATTGATTTAGACGTTAATAGTTTCTATCCGCATACTCCTATGAACTGGTTTACTAAACGACCTCGGACTCTCGAAATGCGGGTGCGTGAAGAACTTGCTCCCCAAAAATACACTGTCTACTATTCAGGCGGTGATTGGTGGGCAGAAAAGGATGAAATGACAGAGTGGTGCTCAAAGTGTTTTGGACACAGAAACGACGGATATAACAATCCACGCTGGAGTACTGGACCTTTTGAGTATAGATTTAAAAACGAAAAAGACGCTGTGTTCTTTATTTTAAAGTGGGGTTGATATGAACATTCAAACCGTGGCAACGAATCTGCGTAACACAATCGCCGGCAAGGAACAGATGTTGGTTGATCTTAAAGGACGGCGTATTCCACCCGAAGTATCAATTCATTATCTCGAAATCAACATCGCCGAATTCAAGCGTATCTTGCAGGATGTGGAACAGTGTATTCCTAAGAGTGAATATTCGCTAGATGGTCCAATGATTAAAATGTTCCGAGAGGATTAAAATGACAGACTTAGAAAAACTTGAAGCACGAATTGAAGCAGTTGATACAGCCATCGCCAGTGTAAAAATGGCTCTGGGTGTGGATCGTAAATTAGGACATGATAAACATCCTAATGGGCATTACACTAAAGCGTTGGCAGAACTTATGACTATCCAGTCAAGTTTGAATAACCTTCGTGTACGATTGATTGCAGTAGGTAGATAATGTATATCACAAACAAATACGATTCAATCAGACTGCCCTACAGTGAAGAACTGTTAGAGTGGCTGATTGAAACTTATCCTTTCTCAAAATATAAGGTGGTAGAATGATTACAGAAGCAATTCAATCTCGACTAAACCTACACCAAAAACGATTTGACCATATAGAATACCTAATGTCCAATTACGGACAAGTTAATTGGCCAGGCGGTGGTCAAAAGAAATACGAAAAAGATTTCTATGAAAGAATGGTATTAAAAGGTATCATTCAAGAATTGAAACATATTTTGGAGTTGAATAATGAAAAGTCATGAAGAATTAGATATTCGCAGAGCCATTATCTTTGCATTTGGTGACAAGCCGGGTAGACTGAAAAAGGTTCTTAAAGTGCTAGAAAAAATGATTCCAGAAATGCAGGAACTGCATGAGGAACGATTGGCAGATTATTACATGGGAAGAGGGCCGCATCCATGAACAAACGAATTCGAGAACTTCATATACAGGCGCAACAAGAGGCTTTCAATGAACCAATTGATATTGAAAATTGTGCAGTAGAAGATATAAAAGGATTCAGTCAACAAGTTTACGAAAAGTTCGCCGAGTTGATTGTGAAAGAATGCCTAAAGAAAATTGAAGAAGAATATAAGCCTGTAATGGAAGATAAGGAAATGATGAAGGACACACATTGGGATGGCTATGTTCAATGTGGCGTTGATAGTTATGTCTCTGTTAGAGAACATTTTTTTGGAGTTGAAGAATGATTGACGAATCACATTTACCAGTAGCACAACAAAGCCTAGTATTCCGTCTCAGGAAACGTGCTGAGATTCGCAGACAGATTCAGGATAGAAAAAGTGTACAAGAAGGTGCCCCTGATAAAATTGCCAACTTATTAGAAGAAGCTGCCGACGAAATAGAGCGTTTACAAAAAGGGACTTAGGTCCCTTTTTTTGTGGCTAAATATAACTATGATTAAGTTTATATATTCCGGCGATAAATTCGATAGAAACAGAGAGTTAGTAGTAGAAAATGTTTTCCGTATAGTTTCTACTATTATAGAAATACCAGATACCATAGAAGTAGAGTTTCGGTTATTATCACATTCAATATACGGTGAAACCTTATTAGACAATCGGTATAAAAATAGAATAAGATTGCATGAAGGGTTATCAATGAAAGAAGTTATTGTTCCATTGATACATGAATTACTTCATTTGAATCAAACTTATACTGGTAAGTTATCAGGAAGGCGTGATGGTTCTTTTGTATGGAATAAGAAAGTATATCACGCTCCTAAAACACCCACAGTACAAGAATGGAGTAAGTTGCCTTGGGAGATAGATGTAGCGGAAAAAGAAAAAACTATTTTAGCAGAAGTATTAAACAAAGCTGGAATTTTCACGAACACTTGATTGTAGTATGTCGTTTATTTTTGAACCCCATTTGATTTTATTTTTGACAAGACCTATTTTGGAAAGTAACATAATTCTATATTGTTTGAGATTTAACAATTCATTTGGACAAGTTTCCCATCCGTAACTTTTGATTCTAGGTTCAACAGTTTCATACATTTTATATTTTAAAAACGGCACAGTATGAAATTTGTCGTTACCCGATTCATAATTATCAATGTGTTTTTGTATAAAGTAGCATGACGATTCTAAACTATGACCTATCATATTGCCTATACCAGTTATTTTATGGTCACTCATATATCTTTCATACGCACAAAAGTCTATCCTAGTAGGTGATATTACTTTATCTTGTTTGTGAGCATGGACCCAAGGCCAATCACCACCAATTACTGGAAAGTTTTGACATCTTTCTAATAACCAAAAATGGCTAGCTAAATGAGGTTCTGTTATCTGATATGGTACTAGGTAATCCAGATATGCACCATTATGAAATATGTCTTCTGCATTTAAATAGAATAAGTGTTGTTTGATATTATTTTCTCGGCAAAACTTCTCAGAGTAATATAAATCAACTACATTAAGAATAGCACCTTTAACCTTAACTACCAAAGTTATTGCTTCTACTGGTATTTTATTTCTTATACAAGACATTAATACTAGTTCACTATCTAATCCACCGCTATAAAATAAGTCAACTGTCTTTGTTTGTCTATCTTTTAAATGGTCATAAAATATTGCATCAATATTCCTATTAGGTTCAAACTCATTATCAGTTAATTCTGTTAGAAACTCTTTGGTATTGGTGTTTAATATTCTATTAGCAAACCCATCACCACCTGACCATGTTATAATATCATTCATTATCATATTTATAGGATGGATAGGACTTGACAATAAATGCCCAAAATGTTATACTGTGACTATGAAAACAGTTACAGAGCACCTCAAAGATAGACACCTCGACTTAGAGTTGCATCGTCCAATGGTTGACGAAGTTGAGCGTGTTGCTACATTCTTCCTTTACAACTTAAGTGGTCAAGTTGTTGGCTACCAACAATACAGACCAGAGGGCGAAAAGAAGCCAAACAACAATCCAAAATTGGGCAAGTATTTCACATACCGAAAGCAACCCACACTTGCAGTCTGGGGAGTAGAAAGTTTACATTTGTCACCTAATGTTGTTTTCTTGACTGAGGGTGTGTTCGATGCATGTAGGCTCACTGAAAAGGGCTACAGTGCCCTCGCAGTCCTCAGCAATAACACTGGTACAGACTTGAAAAACTTCCTGTTCATGTTGAATAGAAAAGTGGTAGCCGTCTGTGACAACGATACAGCCGGCAAAAGACTTGCAAAGTTTGGTGATGTTAGTGTGTTTTGTGAAGACCACGATTTGGGGGATTCTACAGATGAATTTGTGAATACTTTAGTACTACAATTTGGCTAACTAAAGTACTCATTTTTACTGGTCAGGGACGCTAGGACCGATACTTTATCTAGGAATAGATACAGACACAGTCCTAGCGAAATGTCCAAAATTTGACAATAAATGGAGTTTGATGTATAATTCATCTATGAACTCGAAAATTGTCCGCAAGCGTAGAACTGATCGTAACCAAGTGATCTACTTTATCCAAGATACTGTAACACTTGAGTACTACATTGGCTTGACCGCACTGTCTTTCAAAGGTAATGTTTTTCGCACACTACGCCGTCGTATGCAAAAGCACATGCAACGTGCCCTCGCCGAGAACAAAAACTGGGGCTTGTCATGTGCATTGCGTGAGCGTGGTGCCGAGCGTTTTGTTTTTGGTATTGTTGAAGTTGTACGCGGCAAGCGTCCTGCTCATAGCCGCGAGACTGAATTGATTAACACATTGCAACCTGCACTTAACACTTTTGGAGTCAAATAATGAAAAAACTTTTTTCTTTGATTTTGGTGAGTATACTATCGGCAGGTTGTAGTGAAAAAGCTCAATTAATTATGATTGAAAAAAATACCGATATATTATTTTCGTCAATACCTGAATTCTATCATATAACATATATAGATTTGGACACTGTAAAGTCTACAGGATGGAATAAAAAGAAAGTAACGAAGTTTGTAGAATATCCTATGCGTAGTACAACGAACTATAATTACCAAACTGAGTTTGATTGTAAGAGGCGAGTTGCAAGGAACCTGTCAGGTGATTGGTCGGGTCCATGGTTTGTAATCGAGCAGCCATCACCTGAATATATTATGTTTCCTTTAGTGTGTGGAGATAAGTGATGTTAGAAAAATTATTTGGAATCATATATAGAGCGTATTATTTGATTGTAGGTATAATTGCACTATTGTGCTTAGGGACTGCGTGGGACAAGTACGAATACAGTCAGATGCAATTTGGGCCTAACGAAAGTATCAATATTTTGATGTGGCAGCAACAAGCATCTCAGGAATTTCCCTATTGGATACTTGGTTCTGTGTGTGTGTTTCCGATTGCATTTATCATACACAAAATTCTTCATTGGGTCATTTGGGGAAAGCTAAGATGAAAATATATTTTGATAGTGTGAGCAACCTAATGCAGGATGCTATTACGGAGATTGTTTGCGAGTACCATAATCATAGATTAGAAACTCAAGAGTGGTACAAGGAAATTGACGACCTATTGGGAGATGGAGTATCAATGGATCGTGATTTCAAACTAATGAATATGACACAGTATATGTATGAAAAGTACAATATGGTTGTTACTGAACTCAAGGGTTACCGCGTTGAAATATCATATTTAGAGAATGGCACCGAACGAGCAAGAAAAACGAAACCTGAAATTCAGGGATTAACAATTACCGAAGCAGGCTTAACTGACGAAGAGGTTAAATTAAAAGTATTACAGATAGCCCTACGAATTTCTGAAGAAAGAAACGACAGTGAAACTAAGCCCTAAAGCAAAACTAAATGTTATCTTTTGGATGATTACTATTCCAATGGTTCCTTTTGTAATACTTTTGTGTCTTCTGGCCCTTATTATCAGTCCTGTTCCAGTAATAGGAACCAAACTACTTGATAAGACAGAACGATTAATAACAAAGTTTGCAATTTGGCGTAACAATCTTCCTGTAGTAAAAAATGCTTACGATAAGGCGCACTTGTTCGACTACATCAAAGGTTGACTTTAATTCGGTTCGGGCATATAATAGAGTCTTAGACAGTCAAACAACGGAGCAAACATGTCAGGTGCATTCTTCTACATTGAATACAAAGATGGTTCAGTCACTGAGATTGAATTCAAGACAGCCTCAATGGCTCGCAAGGCTTACAAACTATATGAAAAAGAACCCGAGGACAATGCTAAGGGTTGGGGCTGGGATACTAAGTATGAAACCCCTACACTGTCTCAACAAATCCGCGCAAAGAAAATATCTAAGGAAATGGCATGACCGCAATTACTAATCTTGTTATCGTTATGTTGCCCGTTATCATCATGGGCCTGGCAATCATTGTTAAGGATGGATTTTAAAATGAACGAAAGAATGATTGAACTTGCGTTACAGGCTGAAGATTATGCGTTTGATGAAATAAGCAACCTAGAAAGTTCGGTTGAACCGGTTATCAGTAACAGAGTATTTTTTAAATCGTTTAAGGAAAAGTTCGCCGAGTTGATGGTTCAGGAATGTATGACAATGTGCGATACTGTATCTGCTGATTATCTAAAGCATCGCAAAGGTGCGTTTGACTTTCAAGATAAGAATATCTATGCCGAAGGTGAAGCAGCCTGCGATATTATCAAATACAAGATGAAGAAACATTTTGGAGTTGAAGAATGATTGAATTTTTAATAATGATTGTATGTCTTTTTGGACCTACTATAGTTGTACACTATTTAGGTAAATAATACAAACATCCAAATCTATTGACATTCAATGGATATTGAAGTACAATGTAACATCTAAAATATAGGAATCATCATGCATCTAAGTAAATTTAATGAATGTTTCAGTCACCGAATTACAGACGGTAGCGAGTATCAATGGCAATCGTTTGGTCCCAATGCACGATACTTGGATTTTGAATCTGAGTATGCACATGGATCGGTCATCTTTGATACCGTATCTCAAACAGTATATCAAGCCGATGTTAGTGCTAAGCCTGACGGTGATGACAACTTGCCAGGTCCATATCGATTTCTAAATCCAGAATTTCGTGAACAATTCATCAACGAATGCAAAGAAAGGAAAGTAGAACCCTTTCATGCTTGGGACGATACCAACTATACTGAATTGGAAGTGTGTGAAGACTTTTTAGAAAAAGCACATGCAGTTTTCAACAACCTGCCCTTTGACAAACGAATTGTTGTTCCGGTCGATCTAGACGATGATGTAATTCTCAAGTTGGCAATGGAAGCACATAAGCGTGATATCACACTAAATAAAATGGTCGAGATTGTTTTGCAACAAGCAATCGACCATTACAAAGGAATCACAAATGAATAAAATTTACGCTATTGTTGGTTTTGCATTTTTAGCAGTTATGTTGCCTGCGCAGGCACAGCATAACCATCGACCAAATGCTCAACATATTCAACAACATCACCACTATCACTATCCGTTACGACCAGCACGACCTCTACTGCATCGTCATTACTACAATAACGATTGGGTTGTTCCTGCTATCATCGGTGGTGTTGGTACAGCTATCATCATTGACCAAATGAATCGTCCACGTGAAGTCATTGTTACTACACCTCCTCCTGTAGTGGAATGCACCGAGTGGCGAGAAATTCAATCCACTGATGGTAGAGTATACCGAGAGCGGACTTGTACTGAGCGTCCATGATTTCAATATTAATCGGAACATTAGAATGGATACGTGATGACTTTAAATCTCACCGAGTTCGCTTTATTATTGAGCTTATTGCTTGGGCTACTAGCATTGGTTGCAGTATTACTATGGCACTCACAGTCCCCAACCCTCCGCTTCTTGCTCTTTATCCCATTTGGATCATTGGCTGTGCTATGTATGCTTGGGCTAGTTGGACTAGGAAATCTTTTGGCATGTTGGCTAACTACCTATTGCTGACTACTATTGACACTGTTGGATTAATTAGGATGATAACATGAGTAAAAAAACACAATTGGTTCTTGTTGAAACTGTTTCTATGTTTCGTATGCGTTATGTAGTTGAAGTGCCTGTCGGTACTGACAACTATGAAAAAGATAAGGCATTGTGGGCACTAGACACTGTAACTATGAATGAGGCAGAAGAATTTTCACAAGAACACCTTGGTGAAACAATCGTTAGCCATCGGGTAGTCTCAAAGAAAGAAGCACTGGCTTTGTGTGACATTGATAATGATTACACTAAAAGCTGGTCTAAAGATAAAAAAATCGAAACATTTTTCACACCTTGGAAAGAATAAAATGACAACTGAATTTACCGCACCCTTTATCCCTGTTGAAATTGATGACAAGTTGGAAAAACAAATTTACAATTGGTTGAAGGGTATTCTCCCAACCACAGAGGCTAAGATCACATTCACAAAAGTCGATGGTACTGAACGGGTGATGAAGTGTACATTGGAAGAAAGCAAATTGCCACCTGTTGTTATTAAAGAAGATGCCAAGCCTCGCAAGCAGTCCGACAGCACAAAGGCATTGCGTGTTTTTGATTTGGAAAAAGGTGAGTGGCGTAGCTTCACTATCAAAAACATTAAGCGCATCGAGTTGACCATTGGTTGACAATAAATATAACTCATGCTATAATATGGGTTATGAAACGAGAAATACTATCCTTCAAACTTGAGCCGATGAAACATCGTGCCCATCGTGTGTTGTTTGATGACAACACTCCGTTTAAACCTAAGGTTGTTAAGCCCAAAACAGGCTACCAGCGTAAAGCTAAACATCGAAAATTTGACAACAATTCCGATTTCTGATACAATACATGTATTGAAACGATAAGGAATTGGAAGTATGAAATTCACTTTGATTACAGGTAATGGTAAAGTATTCACTTTCTACATTAAGGCTGTAGCTGAAACGTTTCAACAGGCATACGGTGGAACTCTGTTCACCGATTCTATTCTCACTAAGGAAACTCAAAATGAAACTCTCTATTAAACAAACTGCCCTGCTTAACGTGGCCAAACTGGTCGGTGTGGCTGTACTCGCTGGTAGCGTAACCAGCATCCTGTTGATGGCTGTGCCCTTGCATTACATTGGCATCGGAGTCTGTGTGATTGTACTACTCTATTTGGTCCATATGATCTATGAGCTGGAACTGAGCAAGGCCGAGCACCAAGAAGCCTTGAAGGAACTTGAAAAATTTAAAAATTGACAATAAATGGGTTTGGTGCTATAATAGAATCTTAGACAGTAAAGAAAAGGAAACGAAATGGCAAACTACTCAATGTACACAGGTTTCGGTAACGATGCAGTTGACGCAATCGTGCGTAGTGCTAAAGTACTCAAAATGGAATGGCCCCAAGTTCTGGCTGAACTCCAATCTTTGGCTGAGCGTTTCCCCGAAGACTTCGGCGAAGCTACTGACACCGCAGTCCGTGAATGTGTCTATCACGCACTTGATTTTGACACCCCCTTCTATATTTGACAATAAATCCAAACTCTGATACAATACTTGTATTGACACTGAAAAACAGGAACTAAAATGACACTGACTAAATTCATCGAAAATCTTCAGAAACTTCAAGCCGAAGGTCATGGCGATAAGGAAGTTTTCTATCGTCACGGCGCCTCAGGTGATTGTGGTCCATTGTCCTCAGCATTCATTTCGGATGAGGTAGATAGTGATTGTGGTCCATTTGACCTAGACGAAGGTCAAGAGTATGTTTCTATCTACGCTGGCAACTAATTAACACACCCAGGAATTTTTAAATGATTATCAACGCCGCACCCCAAAACGAAGCAATCATGTCCAACGTGGGCGAGATTGGTGAGTTCCGCATTCGCAATAGTGCGAAGGCTTTCAACATTCTGTCCTCAGGTTTGTATGCAAACAAAATCCGAGCAATCGTCCGAGAACTGTCATGCAATGCAGTTGACAGCCACGTGGCAGCAGGAAAGCAAGATACTCCCTTCGATGTTCACTTGCCCAACAGTCTCGAACCCTGGTTCTCAATCCGAGACTATGGTACAGGTCTCTCGCACGACCAAGTCACCAACATTTACACCACTTATTTTGAAAGTACCAAAACAGCGTCCAATGAATTTATCGGTGCGTTGGGTCTCGGTAGCAAGTCTCCATTCTCCTATACCGACAACTTCACCGTTACAGCGATTAAAGATGGTGTTAAAGGTATTTACACAGCCTTCATTAACGAACAAGGTGTCCCGTCTATCGCAAAAATGATGGATGAACATACTACTGAACCCGCAGGTGTTGAGGTTCGGTTTGCTGTGGAAGAACGTTACGATTTTGACAAGTTCCGTCAAGAGGCTCGTTTCGTTTACGAATACTTCAAACTGCGCCCAGTAGTTTCCGGCTACGCTGATTTCAAATTCAAAGAGCCTGAGTACAAGGAAAAAGATATCATTCCGGGTCTTCATTACTCGGGTGAGGGTCATAGTCGTAATTCTTATGCTATCATGGGTAACATTAAGTACCCAATCGATGTACCTAACGCTGACAAAGCATTGGGTGGTTTGCAAGGTCTGTTGAGTTGCGGTCTTGTGATGGAATTCAAGATTGGTGAACTCGACTTTCAAGCGTCACGTGAAGGTCTGTCGTACATTCCACAAACAATCGATGCTATCAAAAACAAATTGGTAGCACTGAATGCACAATTGGCAATTCATATTGCACAAGAGGCTGACAAGATTACCAACTTGTGGGAACGTGCTAGTTACTTGGCAAAGCGTCATGACGACCACTTGTTTACTCAGGCTGTTGTTAAGTATGTTACTGATACAAAGTTTAAATTGTACACTCCTCAACACAATCGTTGGAATGCAATGAAGACCTTTAAGTTTGATGCTAAAGACTTGGCTGCTTTGTATAACATTGTGATTCGTGCTTTCGGTAAGAACCGTAGTTATGCAGTATGCTCTACAATTAAGCCGACTCATGCATATAATAATGTTAACGGAGCTACGGTTTATCATGATGAATGGGAAATTCGTGTAAGTGAAGATGTTTATTTTGTTATCAACGATACCAAAGTCGGCGCTACAGAACGGGCTAAACATCACTGGAAGAACAGTAAGTTTAACACTCATCAGTCAAATGTATACGTGATTGAGGCAGCTGATAAAACTAAGCCAGTTCGTACTACTCCCTTCTTTGCTGAATTGTCTAGCCCACCCGAAGATAAGATTCTGAAAGCAAGTTCTTTGCTTGAAAAAGAACGTGCAGGTGGTATGGGTCAGAACGTTACTATCATGCGATTGGAAGAAGGTCGCACTAATAGTTGGCGTGATCGCCGCGAAATGGTATGGCGTGATGGTGGTAAGGCTAGTGCATTCGATGCTAAACAAACCTACTACTACTTGCCTTTGAGCGGCTACAAGAACCTCGGTGTTGTTGAAGATATTAAGACTTTGGAAGTTCACTTGCGCAAGAGTGGTATCTATACCAATCACATTTATGGCGTGCGTAAGGGTGACATTGAAGCTATCAAGACTCAAAAGAACTGGATTAACCTTGACGAACATGTTAAGGGTAAACTGGCACTGTTGGGTCAAGCTGATGTGATGGGTTTGGTAAAGCAAAGTATTGACTGGAAAGAACTTTACCAGTATAATGCTACTACAGACATTACAAATACTTCTAGTCCTTACTTGGTGTTGTTCAACACTTTCAAGAATGTGAAAGAATCTGACCAATCATTGCGTCAGAGTTTGGAATGGTTGTGCCGACAGTACAAAGTTGCAACATCAACTAATGTTGATCCAGCATCTTTGATCGATAAGTACAACAAAGAAGTTGAAGCAATTTTTAAGCGTTACCCGCTTATCAAGAGTCTCAGCAGACATAGCACAAAAGGTGCTGACTTGGCAGAGTATATTAATTTAATTGACCAGACTAAAGGAGTCTAAAATGAGTTTTCCGTTTATCATGCAGGGCAATAGTATCACAGTTGTGATTGGTTCTAAGCCCCACACTATCAGTAAATCACACATCACTTTTCAGAAGGTGCTTGATGCTATCAAAGCACAAGACTGGAACTTGGTTAAAGACATTATCGAGCCAGTCAAGGTTGTTCTCAACTATGGCAAGGGCAACGTAAGTGTCCAAGGTGAGGAATTGTTCTGGAAAGGTAAGCCAATGCACAACGCATTGAGCAACCGAATGATTGCAATGTTGCAAGATGGCTTCCCAGTTGAACCTCTGGTCAACTTCATGGAGAACTTGATGACTAACCCTAGTAAAAGGGCAGTCACTGAGTTGTATGGCTTCTTGGAAAAGAACAGCTTGCCAATCACCCCTGATGGTTGCTTCTTGGCTTACAAGAAAGTTCGTAATGACTTCTTGGACATTCACAGTGGCACTATGGACAACAGTGTTGGTAAGATTGTTGAAATGGAACGCAACGAAGTTGATGACAACAAGGATCAAACTTGCTCAACTGGTTTGCACTTCTGTTCGCAAGACTATCTGCCTCACTTTGGTAATGGTTACGACAGCCGTGTTGTGATTGTTAAGATTAACCCTGCGGATGTGGTCTCTATCCCTAGCGACTACAACAATGCTAAGGGTCGTGCATGTCGTTATGAAGTTGTCGGCGAAATCGGCAACGAAGGTGACAAGATTGATAATGCTTTCAACAAGCCTGTGCAGTCTAACGCTAGTAACAACATTGCTAAGCCTGTAGTGCGTGAGCCAAAGACTGGATCTACTCCATTCTACAAAGGCTACACTGATGGTTACGAAGGTAGCGACTATGATAGCGGTGCGCTTTGGACTAAGACTGACCTTGACAATTACGAACAAGGTTACGAAAAGGGACAGATGCATAGCGAAGATGGCTACGATCCTCGCTATCAGTATGTGAGTACACCGGCAGGTTGGACTCGACACAGTGATGGTAAAGTAAGTCCTCCACCAGGAACTACTTTTAATGCACAAAGTGGTGCGTGGCCCTTCCCAACTAAGTAATACTTGGTACTACAAATTAGCCCCTTGAATGGGGCTTTTTTGTGGCTTGACAATAAATCAGTTTGGGCGTATAATACTAACATGAACTACAAAATGACAACTTACGAACGCATCAGTGAGAAATTACTGAAGGGCCAGCCTAAGGCAAAACCATTCTGTCAGTTAATAGGTAACAAGTTTATGACAGGAACACAAAGCCTGCATAGGACAAAGCAATCAAGACTTTGGAGACTTTTCTGGCGATTAAAGTTTGACAGAAAAAGTAAAGTCTGATATAATAAGATAAATAAAACAAAGCAACGAGATAGACTCCGCGCTGACATTATTGAAAGGATTTTTCAATGTCTAATACAACTACATTCACCATCAAAAAAGCCTATGCACTCAGTGCCATAGACAAAACAGGCAAGCGTGTCTATTACGACACTGATTCACACAGCGGCGGTTATCCATATTGGAGCCCATGGCTCAACCAACACAAGACTTGGAAATCGCTAGACGAGATTCCTACATTCTCTAGCACAGACTACATGCGTAAGGATGTTAACAGCATTGAAGTTCTGGAAGTTAAAATTCAAGCCAAGGTAGTTTCTACTACTGAAATCGTTAGTGAAGTCCGAGCAAAAGCTATGGCAGAGATTGAGAAACTTGAACAAGAACTACGCCGTAAAGTCGCAATGTTGGAAGGCACAAAATGAAAAAATACGATACACTCGTCCTAATTGGACGCTTTCAACCCTTACACAATGCTCACCTTGAGATTATCAAACGTGCCACAGCATTGACTGACCAATTGGTCATTATCACAGGTTCGGGTAAACAACCTAGAACTTACAAAAACCCCTTCACAAGTGCCGAACGTGCAGTAATGATTAAGAACGCTACCCGCGGTCTTGATATGCAGGTCTATGTTGAAGAAAACATTGACACTATTTACAACGACCAAGCCTGGGCAGTGCGTGTTCAAGGCATTGTAAGTAAGCACAACGTCATTGGTGGTAAGGTTGGCATCATCGGTCACAAGAAAGATGATTCTAGTTTCTACCTCGATATGTTCCCGCAATGGGGATATGAGAATGTAGGACTCATTGAATTTTTGAGTGCTGTTGACATTCGTGACCTGTATTTCAAACGTGATGTGAACATGAAATTCATTCAAGGTGTGGTTCCTGAAACTACATTTGATTTCTTAGAACAGTTCCGCACTACGCCTGAGTATGAACAAATTATCCGCGAACGTGAGTTTGTAGCTAACTACAAAAAGCAATATGCATCGTTGCCTTATCCCCCAATCTTCTCTACTGCGGATGCGGTCGTAATTCAATCAGGTCATGTACTGATGATTAAACGCCGTAGCGAACCCGGTAAAGGTCTGTGGGCATTGCCCGGTGGTTATGTGAATGCTAACACGGACAAGAGTGTAGAGGATGCGGCTATTCGTGAACTGCGTGAAGAAACAATGATTAAAGTGCCCGCACCCGTGTTGCGAGGTAGCATCAAGCGTAGTAAGGTCTTTGATGCGATTGGTCGTAGCCCACGTGGACGTATCATCACTCATGCGTTTCACATTGAATTGCCTGATGGTGAACTGCCTAAAGTAAAAGGTAGTGACGATGCTGAAAAAGCACGATGGGTTCCTATCGCAGAGGTCAAGTCAGAGGAAACTTTTGAGGACCACTACGAAATTTTGCAACACTTTCTTGGAACTTGATATGAGACATTATACAAACACAGACAATCCCGTGGACTTCCCGAAGACTGATCTAAAACATGCTAAAGGTAATTTGATTGACATGGCAGAGAATGGTGATTTTGATGTTATTGTTCAAGGCTGTAATTGCTTTAACACAATGGGTGGCGGCATTGCTCGTGAGATTCGTGAACGCTATCCCCATGTTGCCGAAGTAGACAGTAAAACTGTTCGCGGTGATTACACCAAGTTGGGTACATGGACACAAGAGAATGTCATTTTAAAAAATGGCACGGTTACATTTGATATCATCAACGCCTACACTCAATACAATATGAGTCAAGGTACTGATGTGTTTGAGTACATTGCCTTTCAATTGATTTTGGAAAAGTTGGCTTTTGTATATCCTGGCAAACGGTTCGGCCTGCCCTACATTGGATGTGGACTTGCTGGTGGCGACAAAGATATCATCATTCCGATGATTGACATGTTCGCCGAAAGGGTTTCGGCTGAAGGTGGCACTGTCACTTTGGTCGAATTTGGTTGACATTAAAATAGGTTAATGTTATACTATAAACAAGTCCAAGCGATAGACGCCTGGCAATTTTGATAAAGGAACTTTATTATGAAACTCGCAAAAAATCTTATCCTGAACACTGACAGCTACAAAGTCAGCATGTTCAAACAATACCCAGCAGGAACTACTGGTGTTTATAGTTATATCGAAAGTCGCGGTGGCCGTTACGATAGAACAGTATTCTTCGGACTACAGGCTTTTATCAAGGAATACCTGCTTGCACCCATCACACAATCAGACATTGACATTGCTGATGAAATCCTTACCCTGCACGGTGAGCCTTTCAACAGAGCAGGATGGCAGTACATACTTGACAAGCACAATGGATACCTCCCAGTTGTCATTAGGGCAGTCCCGGAAGGAACGGTTGTCCCAGTTAGAAATGTTCTTGCTACAATTGAAAACACAGATCCAGAATGCTTCTGGTTGACTACTTGGCTTGAGACTGCATTGCTCCGAGCAGTGTGGTATGGTACTACAGTATCTACACAAAGCAAATTCATTAAAAACATTCTTACAGACTATTTGGAGAAATCAGGTGACCCTACTACTATTGATTTTAAGTTACACGACTTTGGTGCTCGTGGTGTTAGTAGCCTGGAGAGTGCTGGCATCGGATCGGCCTCCCACCTTGTCAACTTTATGGGGACAGACACTATTTCGGGTGTGCTGTTTGCTCGTGAGTATTACAATGCTGGCATTGCTGGTTTTTCAATTCCTGCCGCCGAGCATTCAACAATCACCAGTTGGGGTCGTGCAGGTGAAGTAAAAGCCTACAGCAACATGGTTACACAATTCGGTAAGCAAGGTGCATTGTTGGCAGTTGTCTCTGACAGCTACGACATTTACGAAGCATGCCGCATGTGGGGCACTGAGTTGAAACAACAAGTGATTGACAGCGGTGCTACAGTTGTGATTCGTCCAGACAGTGGTGACCCTGTTGAAGTGTTGCCAAAGATGTTCCGCATTTTGGCTGAAGGTTTCGGCTACACTACAAACAGTAAAGGCTACAAAGTACTGAACAATGTTCGTGTATTGTGGGGTGACGGTATCAACCAATTGAGCATCAAGTCAATTCTCGGTGTGATTGTTGATGTGCATGGCTACAGCATGGATAACATTGCATTCGGTATGGGTGGTGCATTGTTGCAACAACTCGACCGTGATACACAAAAGTTCGCTATGAAGTGTTCAAGTGCAGAAGTCAACGGTGAATGGGTTGATGTGTTCAAAGATCCAATCACTGACCAAGTGAAAGCCTCTAAGAAAGGTCGTGTCACTCTTTGGCAATCCGGTGGTGAATTCGAATCTAGTGTTGAAGCACCAAGAGGATGGACTGACAAAGGCATTGGTCCTTGGACTGATGCTCTGGTGGAAGTATTCCGTGATGGTAAACTCATCCGTGAATACACCTTTGACGAAGTACGTGCAAACAGTATGAAATAAAGAAAGGGGCACTTGCCCTTTTCTTCTATGCAACAAATCCAAACTCGCATAGAATACAAGTTCTAAATCGTTAAATTGTTTGAAAGAAATTCATGACTCGCTTTATTAAAAATGGCAACGCCTTCACTGTAGCTTCCGATGAATCTATGGATGTGCGTGATATGCTGCCAGCAGGTAACTACACTATCAAAGAAATGCCAATGAGCGGCGCATTGTATCTCGAACACATTGACAATTTCACCCCACTTAGCAAGGTATATGGTGATTGCTTGAAGAACACCGATCGGGTGATTCGTACTTTCTTGTCTCGTCCTGCGGCTACTGGTGTTATGCTGACTGGTGAGAAGGGTTCAGGTAAGACACTGTTGACCAAGAACATTGCTATTGAATTGGCAAAGCAAGGTATCCCTACTATTGTTATCAATGCCCCATGGCACGGTGACAAGTTCAATTCTTTCATTCAAACTATCACTCAGCCATGTGCTATCTTGTTTGATGAATTTGAAAAGACTTATGACCGCGATGAACAGGAAGCCATCTTGACATTACTCGACGGTGTGTTCCCTTCTAAAAAGTTGTTCATGTTGACAACAAACGACAAGTGGCGAGTTGACTATCATATGCGTAACCGTCCTGGTCGTATCTTTTACATGCTTGACTTCAAAGGTTTGGATGCTGAGTTCATTCGTGAATACTGCCAAGACAACTTGGAAAACAAGACTCACATCGAAAAGATTGTGTCTATTGCTAGTCTGTTTGCAGAATTCAACTTTGATATGTTGAAAGCACTGGTCGAAGAAATGAATCGCTATGACGAAACTCCTCAAGAATCCTTGAAGATGTTGAATGCTAAGCCTGAATTTGATGGTGGCTCTAAGTACAATGTTGAAGTTGTTCACAACGGTGAAGCTGTAAAAGGTGATGTGAATCCTAGTGTGTTCGATGGTAACCCACTGCAACCAAAAGGTGTCGAAGTGTCCTTTGACCTTGACCCTGACGGTGATCGTGATTGGGAATGCTTGCACTTCAATGCTAACGCATTGGTGTCAGTTGATGCACAGGCAGGTAAGTTTGTCTTTGAAGACAAAGGCACTCGATTGACATTGACTAAGGTCAAGAACAAGTCTTACGACTACTTTTCTGCATTCTAAAAAAGTCCCGAAAGGGGCTTTTTCTTGACAATAAATCCAATTGGGCTTATACTGTATATACAGTAGTTAATAACCCCCGAGAAAGGAAGACGATATGGCAGAAGTCAAACTAACTGGTGTTTATAAAGTCACTGTCACTGAATATGATTGCGGTGTGCAACGAGTTGATCCTAGCGACACCCGGTTCTACACTACACTGGAAGAAGCCCAAGCCTATAAAGCTCACTGGGAAACAGGCGGAAGCCGAGAGTGTTACTGGCGTGCAGAAATCACAAAAGTAAACTAAAGTACACAAAAGTTCTGAAAGGAACTTTTGTCCAAAGGTTGACAATAAATCGGTTTGGGTATATAATAGAATCTTAGACAGTCAAACAACAGGAGTTACAAATGGGTACACGTTCTACAATCGCACTTGAGTTCGCAGACGGCACAGTTGAGCAGGTATACTGTCACTGGGATGGTTATCTGAGCAACAACGGCAAGATCCTGCAAGCACACTACATGGATCCTTTTGAAGTCAAAGCACTTGTGAGCTTGGGCGGCTTCAGTTCGTTGCAAGAGACCTTTGGCGAGACTGCTGAACAAGCATACACACAACGTGGCGAGGAACTGTGCGTTAACAAGTACAAAAACGCAGACGAGTATTTTGACTGCTGCCAGCAAGAGGAATACGACTACATCCTGCGCAACATTAACGGCGTGGCAACTTGGTTCGTGCGCTTCTATGCAAACGAAGGGGTGTGGGTCACATTGGATGAGGCTTTTGCGAAAGAAGCCGAAACTGTTGACGCCTAATCAAATGTGTTATATAATGTCTTGCTAAAAGGAGATTTATATGGCACATTTAGAAGTTAAAGTTACAAACAGCTATGGCACCTTCAGTGGTAAAATTACTATGGCGGCAAATGCTGATCCTGGTAATGAGAAGGTTGTTATGCGTGAAATGATCGGTGGTATCAATAGCATGAAAATGCTAGCCATTGAAAACGAAGAAGGCGAAGCTACTGTATTTGGAGAGTCTATTCTCAAAGAATCAGTGGTTACTATTAAAGCTGTAAGTTAACTATAAAATAGGAGTGATTCATGCGTGTTCCAACTGTAGGTAGTGTCGTTAAGGTTCGTACTAGTTATAGCCAAGGACCTCGTATGATTCCTCCCCGTCCTGCTTTTCATGAACATGAAGGCAAGGTTCTCCCTCCGTACAAGTGGCTGAATGATCGTCAATTCTGTATGAGTGGTGATGATAGTTGGCCTATTCGTGTTATCACAATGGACTTTGTTGAGGACGTTAAAATACTCAACGGCTCTTTCAAAGAAATTAGTACTGATGTTAAAACATGGGAAGTAGCCGGTAGCAAAGGCAATAAGTATGTTGTGACTCGCAATAGTCAAGGCTGGTCTTGTACTTGTACAGGATTTCAATTTCGTAAACAATGTAAGCACGTGAGTGAATTGAGTGTTGTAAAATGAGTCCAGAAAAAGACGCATATCTATGCGAGAAATATCCCAAGATTTTTGTTAATCGTAATGCGACTCCAATGGAGTCCTGCATGTCTTGGGGATTTGAAATCAATGATGGTTGGTTTCAGATTATTAACCACGCTTGCTCATTGATTCAAAGCCACATTGATTGGAAGATTCAACAACGTGAGAAGGATATCAAGTACAACCTTGCTGTAGAAAAAGCAAAGAACGGTGACATGGATGAGCTATATGATGCACTGTTTATCAAACATCCCGATGACATGACTGGTTGGCAACAAGAACAAATTAACGAGGCACTAAATGGCGAAGGTCGCAAAGTGTCCAATCCTGTTGAACAATTAACTGCTGACCAAATCAAAGAAAAGTTTGGTACACTTAGATTCTACACCAGTGGCGGTGACGACTATACTGATGGTGTAGTTCGTATGGCTGAATCCATGTCAGGTGTTACCTGCGAGACATGCGGTAAGCCAGGTCAGACCGGTGGCAAAGGTTGGATTAGAACTACATGTGAGGAACATACTAAATGAAACCAGCACATAGAGAAATATTAATCATAGTAGTGTGTTTAGTGTTAGGGTTCTTCATTTCTCGATTACTCTTATATTATACAAACTAAATAATTGATGATACTCAACCCGAGATTTCCACAAATCCTTCAAGGTAATATCACCTACAATACTATATCACGCCATACTGAAATCTTTGACTTCACTGGTTCCATACCCTATTGGTATATTGAAGTCGGAGATATTCACTCACTAACAGATACCATATTAGATGAAATAATACCGAACCCTATATTAGGGCTCTTGCAAACAAAAAAAATTAAGTTGGCTATAGTTAACTCATTTGAAGGTATGCACAACATCATAGAAGTAATCTATGAGAATCTAATCTTAAAGAGAAAGATACCAGAAGAAACTGTAATAGTTTTCAGTGAGAGTTTTTCTATCGACATTACTATAGCCAAATGTGCATCATACTATAAACTACGACCTATCAAAAGTTATTTACCATTAATGGCTGAGTATTCAACTGCAATGCATTGGAAATCAACCAATCAAAATAAAGTAACTCAAAAAAGATATATTTGTCTTAATCGTAGATGGCGCCCACACAGACCTGCTCTGATTGGATTACTCTGTGCTAAAAACATATTGGATGATGGCTATGTTAGTTTGATATCATCTGCTAATGAAAATTGGGCTAATACTATTGATTGGATCATAGAACTAAATGATTCCAATGCTATAGTAAAATCGTTATTACAAGATAGTAAGGATAAGATACGTAATTTACCCAATCTAATAGTTGACCTAGAAGAGGTAGAAGATTATAATAAAATATGGGGATTCAGAGATTACACTGAACCATTCTATAGTTCTACATATTTTTCCGTAGTTACTGAAACATACTTTTATGACTCTGAGAATGGAATATGTGTCACAGAGAAAACATTCAGACCCATGTGTTATAAACATCCCTTTATTGTATTGGCTAGACCAAAATTTTTAGAAACTATTAGAAGCCTAGGTTATCAGACATTTGATGGGATTATTGATGAAAGCTATGACCATGAAGAAGATAATGCAACCAGGATGTTAATGGTTGTCAATGAGATTGAGAAACTTTGCAAAATGCCAATAGAGGATTTGCAGTATAAAATGGAACAGTGTAGATTAATATGTGAACATAACTATAATTTACTACTATCCAAAAAGACCCAACCTAAAAGAAAACTTGACAATAAATAGATATGGTAGTATACTTACATTATGAAAATCGCACTCTGCTCAGACCTACACTTAGAATTCGGTGACATTAACCTCAAGAATGAGGAAAATGCCGAAGTTTTGATCCTGTCAGGCGACATTATGATCGCCCAAGACCTACATGATCACCCTCATATGGACTACGATCCATACACATCAGGTGCTCTTGCTGACTTAGGTCGGCGACAGCAAACTGCACTCCGCTTCCGTGATTTTTTAAAGCGTTGCAGTTTTCAATTTCCGCATGTTATCTATGTTGCAGGTAACCATGAATTCTATCATGGCAAATTTGTAGGCAGTTTACAAGACCTGCGTGACGAATGCGGCAAGTATCCAAACGTGTACTTCATGGAAGATGACATGCGTACAATCGGTGATGTTACTTTTATCGGCTCTACGTTGTGGACTGACATGAACAAGGGTGACCCACTGACACTGCATGCCGTTGCTGACATGATGAACGATTACCGTATCATCCGTCATGACGGTCATGGATATAGTAAATTGCGTCCTGCTCATACAGCGGCAAGACACCGCAATAGCGTAGAGTACATCCGTATGATGACTGAAGGCAAATTTGATGAAAAGTTTGTTGTGGTTGGTCACATGTCTCCTAGTAAAATGTCAACTCATCCTAAGTATCAAAACGATCAATTAATGAACGGTGCGTATTCCAGTGACTTGAGCGAATTCATTTTGGATCATCCTCAAATTAAATTGTGGACTCATGGTCACACCCATCATAAGTTTGACTACATGATTGGTAGTACCCGTATTGTTTGTAATCCGCGCGGTTATGAAGGTTATGAGGATTCCGCTGATTTGTTTGAACTTCAGTATTTGGACATCTGAATGAAATCAGGTGTCCAATATGTGTTGCACTATGAAAAGTATTGTCGTATAATCTATATACGTTGTGAGAACAACGAAACATTTAAAAGGAAAAAAGTTATGAATACGACTACAACAAAATCTCAGGCTCTCATTGAGGCCCTACAAAAAGGTGAGCAATTAACTGCGAAGCAGATCACTAGCCGTTTCGGCATTGCTAACCCAACAGCAACCGTAAGCGACCTTCGCATCCGCGGTGGTTTCGCTGTTTACGCTAACAAGCGTACAAACAAGCGAGGTGACACTTATACCAAGTACCGTTTAGGTACACCAACCCGCGCAGTTGTTGCCGCAGGTTACAAGGCTTTGTCAATGGGTCTTGTGTAATCTCATTGTGAGATAAAAAGAAAAGGGCATTAATGTCCTTTTCCTACTTGTGCTAAAATAAAAAGTGTGATATAATAACTTATCTATTTCTATAGGAGCAATTAATGAGTTTCTTTCACAATCTTATGAATAAGTTAGGTCGATACCGCTTGATTCCTGATCGTAGAACAGGCGAAGACTACATGCATCGATACTATTTGTTTTTGAAAGATCGCAAATGGTTTCCGTTCAATGTTACCTTGCATGAGATTGTAAAATCTGATGATCCTATCATGCACGATCATCCTTGGCCTTATTTGACAATTATCCTTAAAGGTGGTTATTGGGAACATACACCAGTATTCAACAATGAGGGCAAGATGATTGCAGAATTTCAAACATGGCGTGGACCTGGCAGTATCATTTATCGCAAAGCAAAAGATTATCATTGGCTAGAATTAGAAGAAGGTATATCAGCTACTACTCTATTTTTTATGGGACCACAGCAACGTGATTGGGGTTTCTTAACTAATACTAAAACAGGAAAGAATCGTTGGATCCAATGGGAGTTGTATCTGACTAATTATAAAGAATATCACACTCGATACATAGAGCCTAAAATTCAATCAATGTCAAAAAAGAAGAAATAAAATGAACGAAACTACTAGAGAAATTATCCTGATTCTGTCAGAAGAATGTGCCGAAGTTGCAAAAGAAGTCTCAAAGATTATGCGCTTTGGACCCGATCAAATTAAACCCGGTAAAGAAAAAACAAACATCCAAGTATTAGAGGAAGAACTCGGTGACTTGCTTGCTATGATTGATTTGCTTGTTAAACAAAAAGTAGGGGTAACTACTGCAGGTTTGAATGAAGCAAAGAAAGCAAAGTTTGAAAAATTGAAACTGTGGTCTAACATTCCTATCAAATAAATAGTATTATGGAAATCATCATCTTCATATTAGGTTTATATTTTGGTTATCAAATTGGACAAGCAATTACTGTTTGGAAAATAAAAGACATTATCATTAAAGAAGCTAAAAGTCAAGGCATTGATATGTCTGGACTAGATGACAGCCATTCATTAAAACAAGTCGATTCAGTAAGTCAACTATTCATTGAACGAGCCAACAATGTATTATATTTGTATGATAAAGAAGCCAACTCATTTATTTGTCAAGCATCCACTATTGATGAACTTGCAAGATTAGCAAAAGAATATAATAATATTAAATACGCCTCTGTTATGGATGAACAGTCTGATGCAATAGTAGCGTTTATTGATGGTAAAGTAGAAAATATAATTTTGGTAAAAAAACATGAAAGTTAAAATCGGCAAGTACCCCAAAGGTAATGCAGATAGAAAAATAGAAGTTGATATTGAGAGGTTCGATACTTGGTCATTGGATCATACATTAGCTCATATTATTCTTCCTGCATTAATACAACTTAAAGAAGAAAAACACGGTGTCCCTAGTGAAATAGTAAATGATGTTGGTGGCGAAGACTGGAATCCACAAGACAGTTTTGATTTCTATAAAGAAACACACAACGAAGCCTGGGACATAGCGGCTAAACGTTGGGATGAAATACTCGACAAAATGATTTGGTCTTTTGAACAATTGATCAAAGATGATTATAGCGCACAGTATCATCATGGTACAAGTGAATATGATTGGATAAAAAGCGATAAAACATATCCTAATCCTATAACAGGAAAAATAGAACCAACATGGCAAATGGTAGACAAGAATCCAGATGCTCATTGGTATGATAGTGTGGGCCATCAATTGCACGAAGAACGTATGCAAGAAGGATTCGATTTGTTTGGTAAGCACTATAGGAGTCTTTGGGATTGAATGCATTCACTACAATGATTTCTCTTTTAGATAACCCGACTAAACCAGAGATAAGTAAACAAGATTACGAAGTTTTTTGCAAAGAGTATATTTTTGACCAACTTAAAGGTAAAAAATTCGGCAGGGCTTTTTGCGAAAAGTTTAAAGTAAAAGACGCAGTGATTCGTTACTTAGTTGACGAAGACATTGCCCGAGAAATGATTGAGGAAACATATATAAAATGACACATGTTGTAACAGAGAATTGTATTAAATGTAAGCACACTGATTGCGTTGTAGTGTGTCCAGTAGATTGCTTTTATGAGGGTCCTAACTTTCTAGC